GTTCCCCCAGGGGCCGCTCCAAGTACCCCCTCTGGGGGGTATGGCTCACGAAAATATTTCGTCGCGTTTAATTAATTCGCCGTTCTCATCGAAATAATAATCAACATCGCAGTCACAGCTGATCAGGCCCTTGTCCTCTTTGGTCTTGCGGGTGTGGCAGTCATGGCAGAGCGACTGGAGATTATCTAAGTTCAAAGAGACACGCGGGTCTTGGATGTTCTCAGGTGTAAGCTCGCGGATATGGTCGACCTCTGTCGCCCTGGCTCCGCACATCCGGCAGGTGTATCCGTCACGCATCAGCGCCCGGAGTCTCAGCGCCTTCCATGCTGTTGATTTGTACAAAGGTATCGCCCATTCTTTCGCCATAGTTTCCGCCAATAAAAAAACAGCAGGATGCCAGAGCCTTCACGCGACGCGCTGGTCGCACCGCTTACCTGACCGAAGCCAGGGAAAGGAGTAGTGATGAATGGAGGAACCGAAGCTGGCAAGTAGGCTCCGGAAGACCACAGGCTCTGTGCATTGCTGCGATAGTTGTTTACGTTATGCTAATTATCCGAATATCATATTAACACCTGTTTTTTTTCACGGTGTTGCAGGTTATATGTAGTTCAGTCTTTGTGCTACTCCAAATACGAACTTAGACTTATACCGTCCGTATGTGGTTCTGTCTGCGTCATCCGGGAACCGTTTCCGTTCCTGAATACTTTCCCATACTCCCTTCCGGTACTCCTGAGGGATTGCTTTCAGCTCCGTCTCAATCGCATCGATCACACGCCGAATAGCTTCCATCTTTGCGACCTTTGCGAATACTGGATCACTGGTTGAACCCTGCGTTTTTGGCATTCCGTCAGGCGGTGCAGGACTCTCCTGCGGGATCGCAACAAGTGCTTCCTTCAGCCGCCTGTAATCTCGGATCTGCCAAATCGTATGGTTATACACTGCTGTTGGGAGTATGTATCTGTTGTTCTTCTGTCGTTGGTATTCTCCGACCAAGTGTTTAACCCTCCGTCCTGTTGATTAGTTACTTACAATCATCCGCCCGCTGGCCCGGATCCGCCCACAAAGCCTGTGCCGCTTCTGCAACATACCGGGGAAGCCATAAGACTTCCCTCCGCTCCCATCCCGTTCCGGGCGTGTATATCTGCTCTATGCGGTAAATGCCGTCATCCCTGACAGCGAACTCATCAGTGTATGCTTTCATTTCTTCCCCCATCTATCCTTAAAATCCTTGTCGGAATCAATCACCCCTTTTATGATCACCACAAAAATAGTGACAAAAAAGATAATAAAAACAAGCACCATAATTACAGTCAAAACCACGCCGACCACTGCATATTGATCCAACAACTTTGCGATTGTGATTAACAACTCATTCATTCCGCACCTCCGTTGTAACTGCCGCAGTTCGGGCAGAAATCAAACCGTTCCGCATCGTTGTCAATCACGCTAAACTTTGCAAGGCACTCAGAGCAAGCAATATCATCCGTAAAGTACGGAGTGTTTTCGTTTACTCCACCGCCTTTTTCGTTGACAGCTCTGTAGTACGTTTCCGCATCCTCAATCCACTTCCCTGTCTTGCGCTGCGGATCGATGGTCGGTGCATTTTCTATGGCATCATTCAGTTTTGCCCAAAGCCAATCTCCATCCACACAAACTCCAATATTTGTCATTTCATTAAGACTATTGTTTATATCGTCCATCATGGCATCAACATCAATCAGTCTCACATCAATCACCTCCTGCCATTGCCCCGGCAACTATGATCGCAGTAGACAGCCACTGGACGTTTCCCGGGATCTCGACTCCGACCCTCACTGTAGCATATGCCATCAGCATCACCCACAAAGCACCTGCAATAAACCCATATAAAAGACGCATATCAATCACCGTCCTCTCCCATATCTGCACCGCACCATCTGCAAAATCTGCCTAACGGACGCACAGATCTTTGCCCACATATAGAGCATGTACATGTCTGTCTTACACCGTCTGCATATGACGTTTCGTTATCTATCCACTTCCCCTTCTTCCGTTCAGGCTGGATTGTCGGCTGTTCCAGTGCTTTGATTGCCATTTCAAATGCCGCTTCAGCATAAGAGCCTTTCATGGTTTCTCTCCACTCTTTTCGCATAAATGCTTTTGCATCTTCTCTAGTCATCGTTCTCACCTCTCATATCTGCTCCACAGTTAGGGCAAAAATCACAAAGGTCTATCGCCTGTTCACCGCAAACAGAACAATAATTCCATGCACCCTCTATGCCACCGCTTTTATCTATCCACTTCCCCTTCTTCCGTTCTGACTGTGCAGAGGGCTGATTCCTCACCGCTTCCTCGCACAGATCCATACCATTCATAATGATGCTTGCTCTGCGTATATCATCCATCATCTGTACGCCCTGTCGTATCTTTTCTATATGTTTCAGTACTGCCTTCCTGCTGATTAAGTCACTCATCGGTTCTCCTTTCTCATCCGTCTAACAGAAATCTCCATCAGAAAACCTGTATCCGTTCACGTTTTTGGAATATGTAAAGTCATCTGGATTATTCTCTGATTGCTTTTTCTCAACCAGAGCAACAAAATCATCAAATGATATGATCTCATCATACTCATTAATAATTGCATACAAATCTGACTCAACAGTATATTTGTATAGCCATTCATATACTTGGTCATATGTATTCCAGACCACTGGTGGTTCATGCCATTTTTCATTTTGAGTCTGAAAGCAGAATTTCCAACCAATTGACGATTTACCTATGTGTATCGGTTCGTCTGTTGTCGGTCTGTTCCTGACCGCATAGTAATTAGTTCCCATCAGATCTCCTTTCCGCAAAACTGCAGAAGTCCTCTGCTTTATTCATCCAGTCGAACACCTCGCAATAACTTTTTCTTACGGCAGAGTGTTTCCAGTGTATGCAATCCTTGCATCTGATAATTTCAGGTACGGCTGGCAACCACTTTATAATTTCCCTCAGGCTCGTCATATTCCGTACCGTCTGGCTTACCATCGAAAGCCTCTCGTACTCATCAATCGCTTTGAGGGCTGCCTGCCTGTCAATCAGATCCATGGTGTTCCTCCCTCTCGTAATGGCTCGGATACCTCATCCGGCAGTTATCACACCAAGGATCTCCGAAGTATCCGTGTTTGCATGTGTCGCAATCTTCTTCTGGCTGTGGCTGTACGGATGGCAACTGTTTAATGTATTCCGTTGCCAATGCCGCACCGCAGGTAATCCCTTGTGTGTAATCGTTCCGCATTGGGTCAGCAGGAAAGATTTTGTCAATCACATCTATTGCCTGCTGTCTATCAATCAGATCCATGCTGTTCCTCCTTAAACCTTGCGTCATAAATCAGCTTCGACAGCTTGTCGATGTTTTTCTTTGCGTGACCATACATGGTGTCAAACTCCGTCAAGTCCTTTGTAACGCACATCCGATTGATTTCGCCTTGTATGGTATCGGCTAGTATCATCATCGTTTTTCTTTCGTTCTCAGTCATGGTGTTCCTCCATTCCGCCTGTTCCATGCATTAATTGCCTCTATCTTCGTTTTAAAAGTCTCCGTTGTCGGCATCACATAACAAATGTTGAAATTCATGCATCGCACATAAAACTGTCCATCATATCCCGGCGTCCTTCTTATCACCGCTTTACCGCCACAAAACGGACAGGATTTCAATTCAATCATTTTAATTCTCCTTCATTACCTTTTTGCTGATGTCAGCAGTATGGTTGAGCGCCTCTATCGCCATATCAACAGCTTCGTCCAGCCGCTCGATTTCCTCTTCCGTGCGCTTGCCATAATCAATCGTTAAGTTTTCCAATTCCTTTAATGCTTCCTGCTGTGTCATGCTATTCCTCCCCTTCTTCAAAATCGCCCGCCTCTTGCTTCAGCCTCATCAACTCATCAAAGCATCTCATCATCGCTTCCCGATATTCGAACATCTGCTTGTTGCTCTCAAACGATATGCAATAAAACGGCCTGCTTGTTTCGCCTTCTTTCCCAAACAGGAACCAGTAATCAGGATATGCGCCTTTTGGCATCATAACCAATGTTTCCAGAGCATCCTTGAATGGCATGTCAGGTCTTGGCTTAAACTTCTCATAGTTCTCGCATCCTGCTCCTACCTTTTTACCGAAATTCTGACTGTCCTGATTGGTGCATAAATACGGATCACACCCACGGACACGGGAATGAACATCAGCTACAACATACTTACATCCGTTACACTTATCATTCATATTCCAACCTCATACACAATTCGGAGCACATCAAAATGCGGTTTATGTTTTCTCATGGCATCACCTTCACAATCCTTCCGTCCTTTACAAGCCCCAACTGTTCAAGCCGTGTATCAACAACGTTATATACAGCCAAGGTTGTTTTTGTGCTGTTCTTCTCTCCTATCCGTACCAGAAAGCATTCTTTGCGCTCTGACCACTGGACGGAATACACATCACGGTTTCCGATGTTGCGGAGCCGCTCAACGTTGACGTTGCCGACCTTCATTTTCTTGCTGAAAGCGTCATTGCCTTTCTTTTCAAGGTCAACGATTATAATGCTCTGCCTGTAATCCAGCACCATGAGCAGGTCAACAAATGTCATTTCCGTCCTCCTTCCCAATCACAGCGTCACCTTTCCATGGAAGATACACCTTGTTTTTGTCCTTCCAGTTAAGGTTAATCATGTGCACGGACGTTGCGCCCGTTGGCTTGTGCAGGACGAACGTTGCGCAAACCTCTTCAATGCTCTCCACGCAGTCGTCAACGTATATCGTTATCGCTTTCTTCATCTTCGTCCTCCAAATACTCGCCGTCCTCATACCGGCTTGCTCCGACAACTAAGGCAAAGCAGAACACGCCCGAAATGGATCCGATCATAAACCCAATCAATAAACCAATTGCTCCATCCGGTATCATCCTGCCGCCTCCTTCGTCCAGTTGATTTCCACGTTCGCCTTTTCCTTAAGCTCCTGACGCACCTTGTAGAAGTTGTCCTCGTCGTTCTGGTAGTCGCAGATGATGCGGTCCATCTCCTTCCAGAACCGCCCGATACCGTTCGCCTTCCATCCGTAGAGGTTGTGGAGTGCCATGCCGGCAGCGACGAAGAACTGTTCGATCACGGTGCTGTCTATGCGGTCTTTGTATGCGCTCACTTCCTTCTCGTACTCGTCCGCAACCTCTCTGTACATCCGGCTGCGCTTCGCCATGATGCGCCTTTGCTGTCTGTTCATTGCCATCTCGTTACTCCTTCTTTCCTTCCCTGCGTTTGTGGGTTCTGATCGCGCACCCGTCCAACATCCTGCTGAAATTCTTCCGGCGGCTTGCCAGTGCGTTCTGCTCGCCTTCCTTAAAACGGATCGCCCGGAGTTCCTTGACCTTCCGCTGATATTCCTGGAACGCTTCGCACTGATCGTGATAAATTCCGCATCCCTTGTGCTCGCAGTCCGCGCACGGAGCATTCGGTGCGTTCCAATCAATAAATCCCATTATTTGCTCAACCCCTTTCGTTTCTCATCAACGTAGTTAAAAAACCCGATCATCATACAGCACGCGAAACCGCTGTACGGTGACAATTGCGCCTTGCTCTTTTCGTGCCGCTCTGGCTCCGGGAACTGCTGAACGATGCTGTCAGCTTCCACTCTCATCTGCTCCCAGTAGCGATCAAACTCCGCCGGATCAGTCGGCACGTTCCAGTATTTTTTCATGAAGGGCCACAGCAGGCCCATGAACTTGAACGCCTCTTTTACTTCTTCGTTCCGTACACTCCATCCCATCAGTTAATCCTCCCATGCCCGCATCAACGCGCCCATGTCGTTCTCAATCGGGCTGTATTCCGGCTCCGGCTCCTTTTCCCATCCACATTCAAAATCAAATGTATTTGACAGTGAAATGCGCTTGGAACTCTCCTGGAAATTCATCAACACACCTTCCGTATCAATCTTTCCGGTCTTCCTGTTTTTGAACACCTTCAGCGTCCTGTGAGTTCCGTCGTGGTCTTCCTTGTCCCGGCTGTAGCAGATGACCGTGTCAGCCAGGTTCGTGATGTTTGCGCTCCCGGCTATATCGTCGCTGTCAACCTGCGCTCCCTTCCGGGGATGCGCTACCAAAATGATGCATGCGTCCATGGTCTGCGCAATGTTCTTTAGTTTCCGAACAAACTCCGTCTGCTGTTGGTTGATGTCATACCTGGCATCGCCACTTATCGCCGTCATGAGGTTGTCGATCAGGATCACTCTGCAGCCGTACTGTTTGACTGCCTTTTCCACGACCTCAATCAGTGCTTCCTGTTCCGTCTTCCCGTCCGTGATGATCTCGGAAGAATACAGATACGCTTTCCCGTGGATCCATCGCCGGATCTTCTCCAGAGCTTCCGCCTCTATGCTGTATAGCGGCAGTTCATTTTTGCCCCGGTCGATCTTGTTGATGTGTCTGGCCCCTGCAATCTGTCTGTAAAACCATTCCGCGAAATTGACGTTGTCCAGCTCCCCGGAATACGCAAACACGGGATAGCCGTTTTTCAGCGCAAACGTAAGCATCTGTGAAGCTAGTGTTGACTTTCCTTCTCCGCGCTTGCCAGTGATCACATTCAGGTCGCCCATGTAGTACCCGCCAATCATTCCGTCCAGATGCCCTATACCAGTGCTGAAGTGTTCCTTTTCCGTGATGCTCATGTAGTCGATCGCGGAAACGTCAACCACGCGCCGATCAGGAACTATCTCGGCAGTCTCGACAGCTTCCCGGACTGCTTCCGGGCCGTACCTCTGCAGGATCTCGTTTGCGTCTTTGCAGTCCCGGTATGCTTCCGGTTGAACATGTTTGATGATCATGTTTCCACCAAACCGCCGGGCCAGCTCATCCAGTAGCGTGATGTGTCCGTGCTCATGATCTCCGAATACAACCATCTCTTTGAACTGCAACACCCAGTCCCAACAATACGGGATCCACGTAAACCCATTGGCTCCGAGCGGGACGCTTACCGCATTCTCTATTCCCGACTCGGAAACCGACAGGCTATCAATCTGGCCTTCCGTAATGATCAGTCGCGAGTTGCCCGTGTTACATTGGTACATCCCGAACAGGATCGGCTTGCAGTCTCTCTCACACCACTCCTTTCCTGCCTTCTCAATACGTTCAGCGTCTGTGTTGCGGTATTTGATGAACTCAATGTTTCCGTCCTGATTGATGAAGGGAAACACAAGGACTGTTTCGTCATTCTTCCTGGTCGTCAGCTGGTAGCGCTCCACGACTTCCTCAGATATTCCACGCCCCGCCATGAACTCGACTGCAAATGGTTTTGGCGTGATCGGCTCCGTCCGTTTCGGGAACCTGCGGAAAAAACGCTGCTCAATCCCGTAATAAACATTGGTCGTCCGGTCGAGCTTGAAGCCGAAGTCCTTTGCCAGCGTGATCATGTTCCCGTGCGCTGCGCATGATGCCCGGAAGCAGTGGAACTGACCTGTCTCAAGGTTGATGCTGAACTTCTTCTTGTTCCTGTCATCCTTCCGGCAGTACGGGCAGATCTTCAGCCACAGCTCATTTCCGTACTCCCTTGCCGGGATCCCGACATGCTTGGCGAAACTGAATGCATCCTCACGTTTGAACTGATATATCTCTCCATTCATTCTTCCGCCCCTTCTATCCCCGGTGTAGCGTCAGGCAGTGAGTCCCAGATCGCTTGCCAGTCTGGTTCATTCTCTGTTTCACTATCTGAGCCTTCAGGCTCTATCTTTTCTTTACTTTCTTTACCTTCTTTATTATTCTTTATATTATTCTTATATCTGCTGTCACTTGCCTGTCGCTCGCCTGTCGCTTGCCTGTCACTTGACTGGCGTTTTGCCTGTCGCTCACCTTGGTACTTGTCATACGAAACCACCGTAATTACGCGGATTCTGTTATCATGCCAGTCTGTCACTTCGCCTGTCACTTTGAGGTGTTTTAGTGCTGTCCTAACCTGTCGCTCTGTGAGTCCAGTTTCACGCGCCAAAGTGGGGATCGATGTGATAAACTGCCCTCGTTCGTACTTGTACCCGTGCCAGCTTCCGGCTCTCCAGTTTGCCTTAATCAGGCAATGGATAAACAGGACTTTGGTGTTTACGTCTGTGTACCACTCCCAGTCAGTCATGCTCCTGAACAGCTTGATATATTCTGAATCGCTGTATTTCCACAATCGCTACACCTCAAATTCGTCCTTGCGGTAACCTTTGCCACACTTCTGATATGCAGTAATAACTTCGTCTTTGTATGTTGCATGATGGTAATTTCCCATGCCATGCCATGCAAGCCAGCTCATCGGCTCAAGAAGCCCTCGCTTCACAGCGCAGGATCCGCAATAATAATTGTCTCCAACCGCCACATAAGGACCCCCGTCTGTTGTATGCAGTTCGGTTTCGCAATCATCGCAAAGATAATCAGTTACTTCATAAACAATTGTTTTCAACCAAAATCACCTCTTTCCAGTCTTTCCTTCAAATCCCTGTACAAGATCTCTTTGATCAGCCGTCCCGAAGTCTCCGCCTTGCAGAACAGCAGGTCTGCATGGTAGCGAATTGTCCAGGCGATGACGGAACCAACGAACGCATTTGAGTTGAAACGGCTTCTGTATTTCCCATTAACCAAATTCTCCCAGTTGGCATTCTCACAGATGAGAAATATCCGGGCCCCATGATCCTGCGCCCGCTGGAACTCAGCTTCGAACCTCTTCCGGCTGTGAGTGAAGCATCCGGCAAGCTCATCGAGGTTCATTTTGCGTTCGACCGAACACAGCGGATGGATGGTGGCGGAAACGTCGAAGATCTCCCGCCCGTCCGGGAGCGTTGCGTTGTAGGTGTAATCGCCGTAAGAGAGCGTTGCCCGCTCGTACGGAACACCGAAAGAAGCGTACCGTTTCCGTGCTCTCTCGGTGTCCTGTTCGCGTGTGTCTGTCAGTATGCGGAACGTTTTCAGAACCTGCTTCTGCTCGAACACATCCATTAGAACGGCAGCTCCTCCTCATCACCTGCAGACTCCGGGATCTCCATGAAGCCTTCCGGGCCTGTTGCCGGAGCGGATCCGGTCGACCGCTTCAGAGTCTTGTCATTCGGGAGCTGGTACTTGCCGGAGCGGATCTTCTCCACCTCGCAGAGCTGAGCGAGGTTCGTGGCGGTGCGCACGTCTCCGTTTGAGGTTTCATACTCACGATAGTTGAACAGCCCGCCGATCAGCTTGCCCTTGAACTTGCTCTCGTCCCAGTCGAAGTGATAGCCGGGATTGGATGTCTCCAGAGCCTCGATCACGGTCTTGAAACGTCTTGCCGTCCATCCGTCCTGCTCGGATCCGTCATCGTTCGGAACGTTCAGCAGATAGTTGCAATGCCATTTCTTGTCTTCCTTCTGCTGATTGCGGTATTCGTTTGCGAAAAAGTCTTTGTATTCGCCTTCCGCAATGTCGCAGCTGATTTTCACATACTGACCGTATGCGCTCTCTGCCGTCACGGCTCCCATGATCCTCAGCACGTATCCGCCTTTCGGGAGCTGCTGGAAGTCGCTGTATGCTTTCGTTGTTGCGTAGCTGTTGAATTTTTTGATTGCCATGATTAGTCCTCCTTCAGGTTCCAATATTCTCTTATACGTGTATCTACTGCTTTAAGGTCGTTCGGGATCTTCATCTCGAACATCCCTTCAGGGCTTTTCGCTGTTGTGTATCCGTCCGACTGAGTAATGAAATAATGTTCCGACCCTTCCACCGCAGTCAGCAGAACGATGTCAAAGCATCCCTCTACCGTCAGCTGCTGGTCGAGCATCCGCCCGATCGTCTTAGCCTTGATCCGGCCTGTGTTGCTGTCCATCTCTGTGTGATGCAGGAAATACACGATCACATCTTCCGGAAGCGACTGGTTGACGTAATGAATGAGGTTGCGGAAATTCAGAGCCATTTCCGTAAATTTCCCGTATCCGACATCCTTCACCCGGTCGAACATTTCATTGACCAGCAGATACTGGCTGTCATCGATTACATAAGATTTCAGTTTCGGGTCACGCAGCACTTTCATGATCATCTGATATGTTGCGTGCTTAGCCACCTTGAACGGCTTCTGGAACGGCAGACGGTTCTTCTCGACGGAGAATATTCCGACCTCATCCGTTTCGAAGTTCTTGATCGAATACGTTTTGCCGCTCCCGGTGTCTCCAATCACCAGTACAGGAACTCCCATTACATTTACCTCTCTTTCTTCTCCAAAATCCTGATCACCGCGCTGGCCTCTTCCATGGAGAGTGTTACGAACTCATCGCGCCATACCTTGGCGATCAGAAAATCTCCGTAAATGTTAAAATTGAATATGCGCTCGTTGAACGGCATCCCCCGGATCAACCCTTCTTCGTTGCAAACGAGTGTCAATTCCGTCGTAAGCTGTACGCACTCTATATGGCCGTGTACAGCGGCCTGCAGAGCTTCAAGGGTATTCGGCATCATCCTGATCGCCCAACCGCCTTCTACGGTCTTTGTAACGACTCTGATGCGCTTTTTCGCTTTCATCTGATCCTCAGGCTCCTTCCTCTTGACTGCAACTCGGCGAATTCAAGGTCCTGCCCGGCTTCCAACGCGGCCCGGATCTTCTCTTTGTTCGGTACCGGCTCCGGATACGTGCGGAACTCTTCCGGAATATCCTCGATGTTGTCGGAAACTCTCATCGGCTGTTTGCCGCCGTTCGTGGTGACGCTGAAATTGAAATGCTCCGTCTTGATCTTGGTCTTACCGGTTCCTTCCATCGCAAACTGCAGGGCTTCTTTCATCCACATGATGGAGCGTTTCGCCGCAACTTTAAGTTTGGTCATGCGCTCGATCTCGGCATCCAGTGCGGCGGCTCGTCCTTCCAGTTCCCGGATCACTCTGCCGTAGTACTCGGCTTTAATTTCAATCTCTCCGTCCAGGGCTTCCAGTGTGTCTCGGAAAACCGTGATATCTGTGTCGGGATCTTCTGCCAGCTCCAGAAGCTGACGGTACTGATCAGTAAGCTCGTAAATTGTCATAATCGTTATCCTCCATATCCCACCATCTCAGAGCGCAACGCTCTTTCAGGCATTCTTCGCACAATACTTTGTTGCCGTACCGATACACCGGCTCCGGCTGAAATGACCTGTGCCCGCATTCATCGCAGATTGCCGCGACGCGCTCGGCGTTGACAGTTATAAACTTCATTTCTCCTCCCTTTTAAACTCACTGAAGATATTCCAGATCGTCCCTTCTGAGCAGTTCATCTCATCGGCTATTTCCTTTGCAGACCATCCTGCATTCCTGAGTGCGCGAACCTTTCCGCGGTCGATTGCGGGTTTTGTGCTGTGGTTTGGGTTCATCTCCCGGATGATGCGCTCGATGTTCTGCTTGGTGCATCCGCACTTTTCCGCAATCTCTGCCTTGTCTGTTCCTGCCCGGTACATCTGCATGACCATCTGACGATCAACAGGCGGCTTCTTCTGTGGCTTTGGAGGGTCTTCCGGCTCTGTCTTCTCCGCATCCTCTGCAGGCGGTTCTTTCTGATCGGCTTCCTCTACCGCCTCATTTGCTTCGTCTTCTTCAACTGCCTCATCCTCATCGGGCAAGTCCACGAAGAAATACATGTTTCCCATCATCTC